ACTGCCCCGCACTACCCGTGTAGTAGTCGTTGTCGGTTGGATCAGTCAGCGTTGCCGCCGGGGATCGTTGCTCCACCTTCGGTGCAATTAACTTCGCGCCCGACTGAAACGCTAAACTCGTAAAAACTTTTTTCGATGCCATCTTATTAACTCGCTATCACTTTTAAATTCAAACCTGTTTCGGACACATCAACGCTGACTGTCCCTGCCGTGTTCCCATCCGCTGCCGTGGCTTTTACCTTGGCGTCCACTTCATGGTACTCGTTGCTTTCTAAAATAAACACCGACACATCAGGGATGTACGGCATCAAATGCTCAAAGGTAATGGGGTAATTCGTTGAGCCATAGGCGCTGCTAGGCACGAACTCCACAACCTCATGTACCCGCTTTGTTGTGGTCGTTTCGTTGCTGTCAACAGTTGTGGTTGTCGCCTCCGGGTAGGTGTGGTTGTCAACGTCCGTATAATAACTGCCCTCTTGGTCATCCAGCTTGTCGGCATTGGTTGCTGTGGTTGCCTGATCAGCCGTCTCTGCCTTGAGGTTGCCGCTGGAGTCTCTTTGTGGGATTGCGTTGGCTCCAGACCCTACCGGCACCTCTTCCGGCTTTGTAGGGCCACCTACGAGGGTCTTGCCCTCCTTGAGATCTGTCTTCCTTAAAAACCTTTTATCGATCTCCGAGACATCAGGAATATCTACTTCAGGAGAAGTAACCGTGAGCCTGCCAGTGGTGGACATTCTGGCATCACCAGAGATCCGGACTGCCTTGAGCCTTCCGTCACCCTGCGCGACAAGCACCTCGCCCTCGTTCGCCTTGTCCAGCTTCGAGTGCTTAATGTTGGCGTTCTTACCAACTTTGTTGTCGGTAATCGCGCCTTGTGCAATTTGTCCACCACTAATCATTAATAGAAATATAAAAGGAAGTGTCGAGGGTTTCGCAAGGACGAGTAAGGAGCAATATTATGATAAAACATCACTGTGATTTCAAGCAACGCGTCAACAGTATCAGAGTTTTCAGAAGCTGATGCCCCGGCAAGAGGATAGTAGGATACGGCATTGCTCCAATTGCCCTCGCCCACACACTTAACTGTATCGCTCTCGCTAAAAACCCCCGCATCAAACTTCACCGTGTGTACATGGTTTGCCGCTCTGCTAAATTCTGCTACACCGAATCCGGCTAATAAACTATAGTTCTCCGCCGCAACCGCGGCATCTGAGTCGCTATCTTGGCTGGCAGTTTGTGCGATATGGCACCAAGCCCTCGGAATGCATGGGTGATGGCCGAACGCTAGTTTCTGTTGTTCGGCCACGGCATATACAACCTGATTCTTTGCCGTTGGCTGAAGGGTTTCCGCCTTGCCGTGGTATTCGGTTACCCCCGCCTGATTACCGGGATTAAAATCAATCAAGCCCCCCCAAAAGCTGTCGTCCTTCTCTGCGATTGGTTCGCCTGCGCTCCCGGTAGACGCCCCGCCTCCGGGGGTCAGCTTGTCGAGTGTTATCGAGTAGTCACTGATCGTTCCCGACTTAACACAACCCGCCGTAAACATGTTGCTGGTGAGTTTAAAGGATCCGATCTTCAAGGTGATACTCTGGTCATCTTGCTGGTCAACCAGTATGGAAGATTCCGAATTAAGGAACTTGCTTCTTAAAGTCCAATCGCCCGTCCATACATCATCAGTTCCATCGCCAACCTTCTTTGCGTGTCCAATCAGAAACCGGTTTGGATACCCTGCGAAAGTTTCCTCATACTTACCGTCCACTGCCCCGCCTGCGCCGCTCACAAGGATGTTCCCCTTCTTTTGGTAGACAGTTTCCGAATCACCATCGTCGGCGTCCTGCTTCATTGTGAACGAACCCGTAGACGGCGTACCAAGTTCCGACTCTCCCATCTTGGGTGGAGTAACCGCACCAACGGCAAGCTGGGTTGTGTCAACCGAACCAGCTCCCAGCTCACTTGAATCGATGGATCCTGAAACTGAAACTGTTGGCGTTGACGCCGCATTCAGCTTCCCTGTTGTTACCGTTTCACTGTCGGTGAAAGTGTGGCCCGGTGTTACTGTTACATTTAAACTCATACTGCTTCAGATGTTATTGTTCTCGCTCTCTGCGTTCCTAAAATTGTTAACTCTTTTATATCTATAACGCCGTACTCACTTGTGTCGGATTGGGTCGTTATCTTCACTTGGGCAAACCGGCCCTCCTTCAAAAACCTGTGGCGGTCCATCCAGCTCTGCTTCAGGTCAGGCGTGAAGCCGTTGCTTCCGATTATAAACGGAATTGCAACGCTGTAGTCCTGACGGTTGGGATTATGAAAATCGTTGTTGGCGTTTGTTGCCGTGTAGTCCGCATCCGCAAAGGTCTGGTACTTTGTCCGGTCAAACTTCTTGTCGGTGACAAGGCTGGTACTCTCCTCAACGCCATCAACCAAAACCGATACAGAGTAGTTTGGATGCCAGCTCGCTATTCCAATCGACAGAGCCTGAAACCGTTTCATGTCCGGAACCCCGCCCCCATAACCGCGTGTCACCAGCTCGGTCGCTATCGTCTTCTCGTCAACCTTGTTGGTTGTGGCGTTGATCACCTCGTCCATGTAGCCGCCAAACATGTTGTCGTCATACAAAGCAAGCGTCCCGTCGCTGCTAATAAAAAACAACCGCTTCGCCCCACGGTAGTCCTTCAGGATCCACTCTCGGATTCCGGTCCAAGTTCCGTCCAGCTTTCCAATGGCATCACCATGATCGATGCCGGCCCATGCCTTGTTGATGAAGTCATACACCAGCACGGCATTGTTCTCTGTTGGGTTGTCGCCGTTCAGCCCCTTCAACGGGACTGCCAAAAAGTATTTGTTGTCATGGTAGACGCCGACCGCATTTTCGGCGTAAGTCCAGTTGATGTCCTCGATGATGTTGCTTATAGGTTCCGACAATGGAACATCCACTCCCTGAGTCTGGCCTGACTCGGTCATCTGCAAACTGACAACACCGCGCTGGTCTGACAGGAAGATCAGATCCTTCCCAGCCGCCGCCAGACTCTTGGATGCCTTCAGCCCGTACTGATCCGTAATGAGATCTAGATAGGCACCAGCCAAGTCACCATACAAATTTCGGACGGCATAAACTGAACCCGTCTTGAAGACGATCAGGGTGTTTGGGTCAAACTTAAATACAGCTTTAAGAGAATCGCTTGAGCCGACGTTGACGCGCAGGCTGCTTCTGGTTGGCTCGAAGGCGGTATAGTTCAGGTAGTCGCTGACCGCAATCTCGTCCCTGCCATGCGGCACCACCAACCGGTTCCCAAAGTACACCCCTGTGTCGGCGTTCGGGATGCTTTCCAACCCGGTGCCGTTTGGATTCTCGTCAACATCCTCGCTCTCCTCTTTGCCTACTATTTTAAATCCGGCAGCAAGGTTTTCGCTCAACTCAAGTGGAGCATCATCCTTGCCCCTGAATATGATCAGCTTGTCGAAGCACTGAACAAAAGTCACCCGGTTATGGGATCCTGTTATCAGATCTGTGTAGTGAGTTGCGTCAGCCGCCGCTGCATAGGTCTTTCCGTCAACCTTCAGCTCCTCGCTTGCGTTGTTTTCCTGAGTAATGAAAACCCCGGTCGTCGTAGCAACAACCAACCACTCGATGTCGTTGGGCGTCCGGAAAACTCCAGCTCCGTACACGGTGCCGTACTTGAAAACCAATGCACCCTCGTCAGTCCAGTAGCTAGTGTTGACCGTGACGGCAGGGCCGGAGGTGTTATACGCCGTGACCGGCAGTTCCCCTAGCCCCGATCCGGAATTTAAACTGGTTCGCTCGAAGTAAGGGCCAGCAAGCCTGTTGCTGCTTGGGCCGTCAGGATCCGCATTCGGCGTTACCCCATTGTACGCCTCGGTCGCTGTCGTAATGACAGTAGCCGCATCGCCTGTTCCGCCGTCTATCTTCAGGCCGGAAAACCGAACGATGTCGCCAGTAGCGTAGGCGACGTTCTTGTAGAAACCAGAAGCCTTGTTTGACCAAGGCAGAATCTTTACACCGCGACGGGTAGTGGCAACGCCCTTAACGAACCTCCGGTTCTTGGCTGAAGATACCAAGCCCTCCTTCGTCAGGGCCGGATCTGTTCTTCCGTTCACCCCAATGAATCCCTGATCCAAATCGGTTACTGGTGGTTGGGGCATTTTTCAATTTCCCTCTCAAGGCTTGCTATCGTTTTCAGTGCTTCCCGACACCATTCCGTCGCTGAAGGTGACGCTGTAAGTGCTTCCCTGAAGCCCGGCATCGCCATCAGCCTCTCCGAGTTGTTCAACTCGACCGACTGACATCCCGTCACCAACAATACCATCAATAGTATCATCAATGTTACGGACCTTTTCATCATGCCGCGCATTGGCCTTTTGTATCCGATAGGCATCAACAGCCTTCTCAAACAGCCTTGCCAAGAACGGCATCGCCTTGAACAAAGCGATGATGCCCTGAATCATTATCAGCTACCGGTATCCTTCTTCACCCCGCTACGAATGAACATCGCGAGAAGGCTGGTGATGACCGTGCTTATCATCGTAGACATGGGCATCGATTCGGGATCCTGTAGGAACATCCCTATACAAACCGCAATCGCACCTATCCCAACAGAGTAGGTCTTTTTACCAGAAATGGCATCTAGTGTCTTTTCCATATCTTCATTTATCTCTTATGCTACAGTGTATCTGGTACACCTTGAACCCAAGGTATACACATGTGAGCAAGGAAACTGTGATCTTTAACCATAGGTCAATGTTCAACAGGAGGTTTCCAATCCCCGCCGTTGAAGCTAAAAGCACTTTGAAATCATCCAACCAGTTCAACCCTGCCCCTTACTCTTCTCAACCTTGGCGACCTCCTTTGGAGGCTCGTCCGGTTGCCCTTCCACAAGTTTGCTTAAAACCTGTGTAGCCTGCGTCACTTGTTCGTGACCCTCGCGACTCAAAGCAGCCATACCGGCGGCTTGGAACAATATGTTTAGTGCCTGTTTTGCGTTCATGTCTAACTAAATAAATTCTGTGAAAACCACCGCGCTGCCAGCAGTAGCTGGGCCGTCGTATGCCTCAATCATAAGGTTTTCAGCAATGGCCAACTTTAAGTGGTAATTTCCAGCACCAGAAGCTCCCGCCGTTGTGGAGAAGTTCACATAAGCAACCGCTCCCGTGCCGTTTGAAATAAGCAACCGCCGCCTTGCCGTGTTTGCCACAAGGGTCGTTGCAACGCTTTTAACCGAGGAACTCGGTGCCTGTCTTACAGTGTTCATAATTAATATCCTCTAAACTTTGGTTGAACCGTGTCGCCCTGTTGGTTGGTTGCCTTCTTGACTTCGCACCCCAACAAACGGTTCGACTCATTAAATTGTATCCCAGCTAAATCTGATTTCTCGTCCAGCAATAATATGTCCGCCGAGATAGACTTTTCCAGATAAGCTCCGAAGATGTAGGGGATGTCTACCTTTGACCAAGCCCCGTTAACCGCTCCGTTTGTGCTGGGGGTTGCGGTAGTGCTTGCGGTGATAACCGTATAGAATTCTCCAACGTCCCGGCTATCTGTTCCCTCATAAAAAACTTGCTGGCCCTCGTAGTAAGTCTTGGTCGAATCGAACTTGTCGCCCTTTATCTCTGGCGCACGTTTTCTGTATTCCAGATAAATATAACTCTTGTCCACATACGGAAACACAACCCCAATATCCTTTACCTCAAACGGGAAAGTTTCGTAGTCCAAACTGAGCCTTGGATCCTTTGACGTTCCCCGGTAGGTAGCACCTATCTCTGTTTGCAGATTCTGCTCATGTGAAACGTAGGTGATGTAATCTGTTAGGCTTGTCCAATCTGTGCTGACGCCGGGAGTGCCGGTCGTCGAGCCTCCGCTGGAGTTGGTGTAGTACTTCTCTTCGGTTGCGGAATAAACCTCGGCACCGTTAGCGTATGTCCCGGCAATCCATATATCCCGCCAGTACCTCTTCTCGATTGTCATCAGGTCAGGCCAGAACTCCAGTTCGTAAGCCTCCCTGAGTCGACGGTTCATTGCTCCACGAAAGAGAACAAACTCGTCGTTGGTTAAATTAGAATAAAGACGGCCCGTAGATTCGACCGCCCCTTGTAATACGTTTCTGGCTGAAACTTTTCTCACTAGCTTCCATGCCCGACTTGCGTCCTTGTTCCTACGCTTTTGACCGCAACTTCAGGGTGACTTTTGACCACCCACTTGAGGTAGTCGTTGTCCTGAATCGATTCTCCCTTGCGTATGAAGTTGGACAAATATCCGTTCAGATCGAACCTAGCGACCAACCGGCCAAACCCATTGCTTGACCGGTGGTCGCGTTGATTCTCCTTGGCGATTTTCTTCTGATTAATTTCAGACTGAACCATTTGCATCTGATGCCCTGTCACCAATTCCTTGATGATGGCGTTCTTCTGCCCCGGCCCAAATTCAGAAAGATCGACAAGATCCGACATTATTTCAGCAGCTTGAAGGCCGCTAATCCGAGCGGATTCTTCACGCACAATCCGGCGATTGCATCGACTGCAAAACGCTCGCCTGCACCTTGGTTAGGTAGCGGCTGAACCTGTGGCAACTGATGGAACCGAAGCTCAACCAGATCCATGTCCAACAGATAACCGTAAGACAAGTTAGGGTTACATCCTTCGTTCTGATTACCGGCTGTAGCGCTATCAGGATCCGTTCCCGCCCAAGCATGTCCCTTGGTTCCGGAAACATTTCCAGAAGACCAACCGTGGAACGCATTCCACAAAGTCGGCACCAAAACGATGGAGCCGAAGTCGCCTTCATACGCATCAACCGTCGAGATGACCTTCTTGTCTGCAAGACTCGCCCCATAACTGCGAGCAACAACTGCCGAATTGGTCGAGCCACTCGTAACAGCCGTGTAGTCCTTGAACCGTTTCTTGAGGTTCGGGCCGCAAAGCAGTGTCTTGGTGTTGATCTTGCCGGTCTGCTCGTAGACAGACTGCAACACGGCATTCACCTGATCCTCTGTGAGGTTGACAGATGTAGTTGTGCCATCATCTGTAATGTCAGTTGCATAGTCGTTCCTCGTAGCATCCGTTTCCAGAGTCGAAGCCGCTGGGGTTACATAACCAGCCGGAACATCCCCCGCCGCTGCGTAAGGATCGATGAACTTACCCAAGGCACGGGTTTTGTTACCGGCAGTACTTGAGCCGGTCACCGCATTGGCGTTGTAATAAACCTCATCGGTCGTCTTCGGAATGTCATCCGCGCAAAGGCGAACTTCCATGTCCCGCTTCAGTGCCAGCAACTGCTTACGAACCGCAAACGCCCTTTGGTTGGCAACGCCAGCCAAGTTGGTTGCAGACTCGGTGAGCTTGGAAACCAAGGCAGCGCGTCTGAACCACTGGACACGGTTGTCCATGATGGCGTACTGATCAAGCACATGGCCGAAGTCGGATTCGTCATCCCCGTCAGTGTTAACCGAGGAAAACCCGTGTTGCAGATCGTGTCCGTCAATGGTCGCATTATCATCTGCCGTTAATTCCTTATCGACAGGCCATTCAAAGTTGAGGTTAGTAACGCCCCCAGCTTTCGGAACCATAGCCATGAACGGACACTCTTTTGCATCCACCAAGGTTATGGCGTTTAGTAAGTCGCGGTTAGAACCGCCCGGTGCCGGACCGAAAACATCAGCAGCCGACCCGCTTTCATCATTTTGTGTATAACTATATAAAGGAGAAGCCATTTTATTTCTTCATTATTGAAGAACTCCCGCATTCACTAGCATATCATCTAGCGAGTCTTTGGTTGGATCCGTGAACAGTCTTTCCTTGGATGTTTCGTAGTTGTTGGCCGCATCGTCAGCGGAGGCTGGTGCCGCCGTTGGCTTGCCGGGGTTTGTTGGAGACTTTCTGGGTTTCGTCTTGGCGGTTGCCTTAACCTTACCCCTTTGATTTTCAATCATCACTCCCGTGACGTACCGGGCAATTTCCAGTTTGCTTGTAGGCACACTGGCCAAAGCTGGCGACGACTTAACGACTTCCCCGAAAACTTCCATCTCGGCAGACTTATCGTCTTTAAGCCAAGGATAGAGTTGCTCGGCATGGGCATCGAATTGTTCCTTGTGTTGAAGCTCGGTTTTTCTTTTCGGAATGTTCCTAGATAAATTTTTTGAACTGTTCCTTTCGATGTTCCGAATCTCCTTGCGGATTTCGTTTTCAGAAACGTCGTCCTCAAGTGTCAATCCTTGGCCCTTGAGATTTTCAATGACCTGATCAAGACCGTCATCCATGAGCAGATCCTTTTGATCCTCGACAAAATCAAGCCGCGCTTCTTCGAGAGCAGCCAAGTCATCCAGCTCCTTATTGGAGTTGATATTGCCGAGGGGATTTGCTCCCGGTTGAACCGGTTGCGGTGCCATTGCTTTCGCCTTCAGCTCCCCAACCTCTTCAGCCAAGTCATCTCGTTCCTCTTCAGCCGTGCGTAATTTTCGAGTAAACCGATCAATGCGCTTCTGATACCATTCAGGCGCGTCGGCGTCCTCTACTTCATCCTGAGAAAGAGCCTGATCTTCCCCTTCAGGGGCTGAAAGTTCTTCAGCTACAGCCTCCTCCGGTTCTGCCTCTTCTCCACCCGGAGAAGGGTCTGATCCAACCTCTGCACCGCCCAATCCCTGAACCAGTAACTGATCCAGATCAGGCAGTTGGTCTGCATCGTGACCTGATGCGGTTCCGGCTTCTTTATCGTGGCTATCCGTCGCCACACTTTCTTCGTTAGCCATGCTAAATTTTTATTACCCGCAAGTAGGTAGACATCGCTTAAAGGTGCGAAGAACCCGTCGCCTTTATAACGCGAAGGCAAGCCATTGGTTATGCTTTAGTCCAGGTAATCGGGTTGATAGGTATAATAATAATAATAGGGCTAATTTAGTTTGATATAATCCTGTTCGGGGAAACTCAAAAAACAGTGTCAACCGTTTTTTTTAACTTTTTATTTCCTAACAACTAGAAACTTTTGAGGCTCGAAAACACCAGAATCCCAGATTTTTGAAAACCCAATATGATATAATGTCTCCTTTGCTTGTGTCGTTTGAAATTATTCTTTGAGTATAAATTCAAACAGGCTGCAAGCAATTGTTCTCTTACATATAACCCCGAAAGGAGGTGAGATTATTGGATACAGTATTGTACGAATGGGATACTGAAACAATTGATGAGAATGGAGACATCCATGATCACAATTTTTTCGAGTCTCCTCTATTTGACAGGTTTGTGTGGACTGATGGCGAAGGCAATCAGGTCGCGGCAGACCTTGACGATAATGAGGAACTGGTGTTGGTCTTCAACACCGGCAATCCGCATGACGGAATTACTGACCGCGCTTGGGCGTATGTCGATCTTGACACTGGCTTGTTACCAGAAAGGTTTGACAATAACCGAAAGGTTCCAAAGCGGTTTCACGCAGAGTTAGCACGATGGGTGAAACTGAAAACCCTTCCGCTGGTTGGTTACCGTCACGCAGTTGAGGCGTAACACGCCTGCAGCCCCGGCACCGAAAGGTGCGCGGGGTTTTTTATTCTATCTTTGCTTTCCGTATCTCGTTTATCCGGTCGAACAATTGTTCTATCGAATATACATACCCGGCATTCCAGTGCCGCTCGGAGTCTCTTTGTGATGGTTGTGCAGTCAGCGCATCCACCCCTATTCTTATCTGCTGTTCAAACAGTTGTTTCAACGCGACATATATCTCGTTGTCATCTGTCAGGTTTCTTATCGCAGATATTAGTTGCTGTTCGTTGAGTTCCATAAATTAGTATCCACCACCCTGTCCTCCGGCCTGACCGCCTTGACCTCCTCCGACCGGCTGAACGCCGACCCGGCCTACCTCTGCGTTCTGCCTTTGCGTAACAGAATGCTGCAAGTTCTTCCCGTAGTTCTGAACCAGCTCCGAGAACCTCTCGTCTCCACCCTCCTGCAACATCTCCTGATACTTCGGGTTGTTGCCAAGGATCTGTTCCATGAACTTCATCTTCATCTCGGCAGTCGGATCGTTCTCAACATATTGCGGTTCGTTGCCCAAGGCCATGAAGCCGATGTCGCTGTTCACCTTGTCGAACGACTGTTGCGTTGCACCGGTCTTGTCCTGCACAACCATGTCGGCCAGTACCGGGTCAATCAGTGTCGCCTTGAACTTCGTATAGGCCGCTCGATCAATCACGCCTGCCGTGTCCTCCGGCAAAACAAACTGGCTCATCGCCTGCAACTTGGAGGACATGTAATCCTGATCCATCTCGCGAACATCGAACACCGTCCGGAAATCAAAATTACCCTGAATCTCCGCCGACGACTTCGGAAGCGCAACCTCCTTGCCGGCTATCCGCGCCAGCTCCTCGTCACTCACGAATTCCTGTATCAACTTAAATATCATCGTGAACGCCTCGGACCAGCATGACATGTAGGTGTCAACCATGGCCTGACGCCTGAGTGCCGCCGTCGTTGGGTCACCTTTCTCTGTCGAGCGGCCAAAGTATTCAGCCGCCTGACGCTCGACATATTCTATGATCGAGAGGCTCTCCATTGGGTTCGACCGCGGAGGATCCAGATACCGAACCTCACCCTGCCGCATCTCCGCAATTGCCGTTCCCGGCTTGAACTCGTAGTTGGATCCGGACCGGGCCGCATGGACTATGGGCGGATTTATGATCAGGCTCGCACGATCACTTAACATGTCGCGCTGCGTCTTGATCTCGTCCTGCCATGTCATGCAGATCTCCGAAACCCCACGGCTGTCAATAAACTTTCTGGTTACCGATTCCCGCCTGTAAGCCACAAACGGATATACTCCCGCCATGTAGTCAAGCATCTCCTTTTTGCCTGTAGCATCTGTGATGCTCGGCGTAAAAACACAACAGTGAATCCCCGGCATGCCATCCTCATCCAGTTCACGGTAATAAGCATAAACAATCTCATACAGCCCCTCCTGTTGACCCGTGTCATTTGTGAATTGCGTGTATGTGTCGCTGTATACCATGCCCGGTTGTGACTTGGTAGCAATAACCCTCTCCACCCACTTCTCATCGAAGTCCGCCTGACGTAACTGAACCTCCGTCATCCAGACCCGGCGGAAACAAAACCTCGCATCCTGTAGGTCTATCGTCTCCGGCGGCACAAAGAAGTCATCGTCCAGCCTGAGTGCCGAAATTTGTGGTGTGTTTTTTGTAACCTCGGCAACCGGGATCTCTGTCGTCCCGGTTTCCCTCAATTCCTTTATACCGCGCTTCGCCGTGTTGCGCCTGACATCCATCAGGGCCGCTACAACCTCAACGGCTGCATCCTCCTGTTCAGGATCCATGATCATCTGGGGAAGATTCGCCTCGGCTGACTGTGGGTCGGCTTCCTGTGAAAACGCAACAACGTCCTCCATGGTTACCGGCTTCTTCGCCTTCGTCTCCTCCTTCTCCCAGCCAACCTGTAAAACTCCAATGCCATACTGTTGACCGTAGTTGGCAAGCAAGTGCGCCTCCTGCCGCATCTCGTTCATCAGCTTGTTCTCCTTGTAGTACTTCAGGAGCGTCGTAACCAATGCCGACTGCGAGCCGTCACCGCTCTCCGTTGGGCTTGCACGAAGTGTTCCGCGCTGGAACGCCGTCGTCATAATGTCAGAGTTCTCACTGATGATCGTGTCCGCCAGCCTAACCCTGACATCCGCCGCGCCGTCCCAAGGGAAAACCTTCTTCTTTGACTGCTTGTACTGATGCTTCCGGCCATCGTCGGTCTGGCCATTCCATCTACTAAACCGAATACTGTCAGCCCTGTACCAAGCGGTATAGGTGTTGTTATAACCCCCGGCTCGACTGTATTCCGACGCGATTTGTTTAACGTCTATTTTTGACATAATAAGTCCTCCATGAATTCAGCTAGTTGCTGTTTTATAAATTTTCTTTTCCTGTGGACCGGGATAACCGCCCGCAACTTTCCGCAATCAGCAAGACGCTGAAGCTCCCTGACCGTCAGGCCACTAAACTCTGACGCCTCCTTAAACGATAATAGCTTTGGAAAAGTTCCCATTAGTACGCACCTCCGCCCTTGGAACCAACCATGTCGGTCGACACCAAAAGATTCTCCTCCTGTATGACGTAGCGGCAACAGTCAATGGGATCCTTGCTCGCCCCATGCTCCTTGTCCGCCCCCGTCCATTCGCGTAGCGAATAAATTAAATTCTTGCAGGCATCACTCACAAACATCTTCGGCTTGTTGTCGTCCAGCATCGGCTTGTGATGATCATAATACAGCATGTCGTTTATCAGCGTGACCCCCTCATCGATCTTGGCACCCGACGCCTGATCAAACCAAAGCCCATCCTCGCCCAGCTTCAGCTCATCCAGAATTTCACGGCCATCCATCGACTTGGCCCGACCCGCCCTCGGATCAATAAGCCGCTGGAATATAGGCTCGCCCTCCTCCAGCTCAAGAATCAACCGCTTGTACTCGGCAATGCTGTTGGCTCCCCCGCCGGCTCTCTGGGCCGGTCCGGGCTGACCGTCCGGCTTGGCCGAAGGCAGGCTCCATTCACCCATACTATAATCCGGCCACTCCCGATAGAAATACACCCGGCCATCTACAGCTCTGGCCCATAAGAAAAACCAGTTACGCGAACCAGCCGGATCCGTAACCATGAAGTTTTGACCCCCCGTTGGTAAATCTGCATGACTTATTATGTGGTCATCCCCAAATCGCGGAAAGGCATTGCCAACCATGCTGTCCGCCCAACCATAGGCCCGAATCTTTATGTCGCTTGTGTGTGCGCCGTCCAGACGCTTCACAAGCTCACTGTACGGGTTGTACGGGTTGAACAGGGTGAAGAACCAAATCGCCGCCGTCCTGTCCTTATGCCCCCGCATCGTGTACGGCATCTTCCCCTTCGGCGCAGCCGGGAAGTTGATCCCCGGCAACAACTCGCTGTCCATCCACTCCGTCACCTCTCCGCCGGCAACAAAATCCTTCACAACAGGCGTCATGCCCTCAATCGGCGTGAACGACAAAAGCAACTTTCCGGATCGTGTCACAAGCCTGAACTGGATCGTGTCCAGCAACGATTTCGGGATCAGCTCATCAGCCCAGCAATAATCCAGCTCCAACCCCTCAACCGTCCGCGGATCCTGACTGTAATGCATGCACCACAACTGGCTCCGGTTCGGCATGATGAATGTGCTTTCCGTAAAGCCATTCTTTTGCGTGTAACTCACATTGGCTATCGTCGAGCGAATCTTGCGGCCCTTCAACTCGTTGGGTAGATACTTATATAACACCGGCTGTTGCGTCTGCAATGAACTCTGGTGCGTCGTGTGAAAAGCCACGATCCGCGTGTCCGGTTTTTCCAAAAGTTTCTTGATGCAAAACTTCGCGCAAAATTCCGTCTTGCCACTCCGGTTGCCTCCTGAAATAAGAATCGCATCATTCTCCTCCACCAGCTCGCCGGCATCCTTCCAGTGCCAAGGCTCGTACCCGTGATTAAAGGGATCCGCCTTCTCCAGATGTATCTTGGTGCCGCGCTTCACCAGCGCATCACGCAACACCTTCTCGCCGTCCTTCTCCTTCAGGATCAACTTTGCATCCTCCTGAGTTATCATCCGATAAACAGGATGCGGCTCGTATGCATGCTTCTCCCAACTCAAAACTTTTTTAACCTCTTCTGTTCCACGGCGTAAACCTTGCGACCATGCAAGTCCGTCAAGTTCTCGTCCCGAAAAATTTCCTCCTTCTCCACATAACCCGCCATCCGGAATTTCGGAACCCGGCCAATTACCAAAACATAATGCGTCGTCTCCGCCTTGACCTTGTCAGTGTTTACCAACAGCCGGCCATCCAGATAATGCGTCTGCTTTATGTCAACCTTGTTGCCGTCCTGCGTCAAACAATCATAGGTCAGCTTCTGCGGGTTCAACGAAAAATCAGGATACAAATTCTGGAACTTGCAAAACGCCACCTCCGCCGCCATCCCATCAATGTCCATCGTCGTCGGATCCAGATCACCCTTCTTCCGGTCCACCACCCCAGCCGCCCTGTTGACACTGTTCCTCAACAGGCCAAGCATCGTCGCCATGAGAATCTCACCGTTGTCCAGCTCAACCTCCATCAAAAAAAGAAGAATTTCCTTCTGGGCAAAAGATCCTCCGGATTCTTTGTCGCCCTGTCCTCCGCCACATCAAGCTGCGCCTGAGTGAACAAATAAGGAACGTCACCACCTTCACCTCGAAGAAACGTGAAGACGTACTCCTTCGCCGCGCCAAACCTACCGGCCTTGTTCATCACGCCGACAAGCCTGCCCCTGCCGACCCTCTTGGTCTTGTTTTTATAACGCATGGTCCATTCTGTCCTTGTCCAAAATCTCCTGAACCTTCTTCACATCCTCATGCGCGTACTCCGTCTCCCTCATGCCTGCCTGTGCAATCCGGAACGCCTGCACATAATGCCAGAGATCCACAATCTCCTCCTCTATGTGCTTTAAAAAAAAATCCAGCGATGCACACTTCTCAACCAAGCATCCACCGTGTTCCTCCTGACCCGCCATGTACTTGTTGTATGCCTTGTCAACAAAACGGTTCACGCTCTTGTGGGCTATGTCTTCAGGTTTCATAATAAACTGTACCACCACTTGAATGCACCGGGGTTGGCCTTCCATAACGTACACAAGCCCGTCGCTACCCGACGCGAAACCTGTTCCTCCTTGCGCCAATCAATCCCCATCGCATACGCAACCGCATGGATGCACTCATGTAAAAAAGTGTCCGCCTTCGCCTCGTCCGATAAACCGTTATATATAACAATCTTCAAGTCATCAAAATCACACCAACCATCACTCCCCGACGACTCCCGCGCTGTCCTCGAACAAAGCTCAACACTGTACGTCAGGTTCAAAATCTTCAGCCTCTTTGGTGGCTTTCTCATCTGCAAACATCCTCAAAATCGAACCTCTCCAGTACAGTGTTCAAAACATAAAACTCCACACTCTGCCCCTCCGCCATGTGATAAGAAGCCCTCATCCATGTAGCCTCCACCCAATCATCCAGCTCACTCTCGGTAGGCATTCCCTTCGACCTCATGTTGATCCGCTTCCCGTCAACCTTCACCATGAAGTTGGGAGCTTTATCAAAACTAAAATACCAAGTCTTTCTCATTTCCAATAACCCGCCTTCCGCGGTGCCGGCCCATGCACAATAAATCCGTTAGCGTTCTCCTTGAACCTTATCGGACATAACTCGCTCCTGCCGTTGGGCATATACAAATCCGCATTCTTAACCCTCACAATATGCCGACCATCAACCTCCACTATCCGCTTGTTCCGGAACCGCCAGTTCGTCACCTTGCCACTAATCACAACCGGCTCGTTCACATCACCCCCGTAGTCGTCCGGAATTAGCTCCTGCGAGACTTTCTTAATTCCCGAAGGCAAGTACACCACCCGGTTGTGCTGACCCCTCTCGTAGTCTTCCCCAAGTTTGAGAATCCGGTTGCGGATCCTCTTCACCGTCTCCCGGCATACCCCCAAGTCGTTAGCTAAATCTACTTCGCTCATTTTAACAGCCGTCAGGACAAGACTTTCCAATAAGCCAGCCGGGAGGTAACGGAAGCATCTTCCTGCCTCGATAGTCCTGATTCACTCCAACCTCCCTATAGGCATCTTCCTTGTGGAGCGTCCAAATCTCCTTGAGAAGCCGCTTTATCTCTTGCCGTGTAAAATAATCTGTCTTCATTGCATGCTCCCACTTTTCGGGATTGTGCCGGTGCGGCTTAACATCAAAACTGTACCCAGAAACCAGCTTTGCCTCCGACTTGAGTTTTTCAATCCGGTTGGCCAAGTGTAGAATTTCAATACGCATACTTCGCTCATTTACGCTCACTCATTTTCTTCCTTATCATTTTTTTAAAACCGAGCCAGACGCCTCCAGTTGTGTTGTAGATGATTCAACGATGGAAACGAACCAGCAGAACCAATAACCAAACAATGAACAGCCCCTGTAGATGGGGTCTTGAAGCGAGACGCCCAGCTCGGCAAATCCCTTTTAGAAAATTTTCTATACGCCATAATGAATAGAAGGGAAGACCAGCGGCGGTCTTGCCGACCCCCCCCTCCCCCTCTTCTGTAGTGTTTGAAGGCAAAAAGCAACCACAAGATGTTGTGTTCGGCTCAGTTGGTTGAATCGATGGATAGCAATAAAGGATAGCACTGTTTCCGTAACTGGCTGTATACTAGGCACTTATGTATTGCTTATGGTAGAACCTACTGTTCTTTCACATCTATTACATTGGCTTTTGGCAGCTTGTTCAGGAGATCTTCGACACTTTCTTGGGACAACTTAACATGTTCATGCCGAATGGTTTGTGTTTCTCCTCTAATCTGGGCAGACTTTTCAATACTTATGCCCATGACAATCGATTTAGTTTTAGGGTCGACAGTCCCTGTCTCCAGATCATCCATGAGTGAGTCGGCGCATTGTTCGGAGATATAGTCGAGCTTTCGGGCCATCCGTTTCTTGTGATTGGGGATCAGGTTGAGGTGTCGTTCTCTGATGCCTTGGAGGGTGTTGAAGCCGACGCCTGAGAACTCTGCCACTGCGCTGATGGTTGCGCCGTCTTGGAACATCAGGAGGCATTGCCGGTAGAGTACAGGGTTGACCTTCATTCCCCTGCCGGATGCTGGTGGGCCGGGGAGGGAGGCGATATCAGCCGGTAGGTGTTCGTTGGGTGTTTTAGGTTTCGGCTTGGGCCGGTCCTGTTTATTTGATTTGGTCATATCTTTTACAGTACTTCTTTTGTTCCTGTAATGCCTCTTCGAGCCTGATGGCTTCGGGATCCTGATCCCTGAGAGCCGCTCCAAGCCCGATTAAGGCGCACTTGTTTTCGGAGAGCCAAGGCTTTTTTTGGGCTAAAATGCCCTTTGCGTATGATTTCCAGTAGATTCTTGTCCCATATTTGCGTTGTAAGGGCTTTTTATTTGGTCCGAGGGTCATAGTCCCATGGCAATTGGCTTTAACTCGTCGCGCCTATCTCTGAGCTTTCTGAAGGCATCCTTGTGTTTCTGATCAACTCCACTCCATGAGTATCCACCGCCCGGAGACGGGTAAGCATGCGTCTCCTTGATTTGCTTCATATCTGCCTCGACAAGTACCAGTTGTTTCTGGGCTTCCCAATCGGACATGGTAGTGCTTTTTGAGGATCCAGATTGCGAACCGGTCACTGCCCAAGTGTCAGGCTCATCGAGGTAGCGGCCTTGGTGATACCAAGTTGCGGGATGAGGCGTGTATTCAATGTCCAGCCCTTCTCTGGCTTTGGCGTAGGCTTTGGTCTTCTCCAGAATGAATTCGTAACCGTGGTCATGCATGGCTTCGCGGATCCGTTTGATGGCAGCTTTTTTGCCGACCCTTCGAGGGTATATTTTGAACACCTCTTCTACTTGGGCTATATATATTCTAGTTTTTGTTTTTGTTTCTGTTTTATGATGGTTGGAGCTTTCACTGGAGCTTTGTGTGGAGCTTTGTGTGGAGCTTTCACTGGAAAAATTCCACACTATCTCATTTAAGGTAATGAGAGTGGGCTTATTCTTCCACCCGCGAGACACCGTTATTAGGCCCGAATTGGCGAGCAAATTGCGGCACTTTATAACGGTCTTAATATCGCACTTCAGGAGGGCGGCGAGTTGCTGGTTGGTTGCCCCAAAAGGGTTCTTCCAGCCCAGCCTGTTGGACATGTTGAGAAGGCCAAAGTAGAGGCGGGTTGCGTTGGATGGAATGCCTGCCTCCATGAGATCCGCCTGCCAGAACTGGTTGACCAGCTCTATGTAGTTCATCTTATCTGCCATTCCAGTACCGATCTTGGCGGCAAGAATCTCCCTCCACGCCTTTGTGGTTTCTTGGGTGCTTGACCGGCTTCACCGGGCCTGCGTCCATGTCCCGAAGTACTTCCCTCCAAAGATCCACAAGATGCGAGACGCTACCCCAGTGACTCTCCCCATACACAACCTTCCCGTCTGGATCAAAGTGCCTCACTTAACACGGCTCCAACTCACCCTTGCAAGGGTTAGGGTTGCGATCTTGATGTGAGTTCTGCCAAGAATCCAAAGCCCCAGATGTGTCGATTATTCTCTCGGTCAAATACTCAATAGTTTTGTGGGCAACATCCAACTTTCGCTCAAGGTCTTCAGAAAGACTTACATACTCCCACAAATCCTCCTTTAAACAATCTATTCTCTCGGTCAAATACTCAATAGAGGGGGGCTTACAACCCTCCATGTCGATTTCAGTAGTCATGTTCATAGCGAGAGCTGTTCGAGTTCCTTGGCTGGATAATAATTTTTTGACCAGCACCAGAGGGCATGTAGGTTGATGAACATGTTGAATCCCTCGGTCTGCTCTTCATCACTCCAGAGCTTCTCGTAACAGTCCGTTGGCTCGACCGTGTTGACGACTACGGACAGGCACCTCGGCTTGTGGTCGATGCACTCCGAGTACGCTGCCAGTTGCAATATCCATTTGTCGTAGTAGGTTGGCCTGAAACCCGACTTGAGCCGGCGGCATTTTTGTGTCTTGAAGTCGACCAGTACCATGCCGTGTTCCTTGTGGTTGAGCAGGGCATCCGCTCGACCGCCGTACCCGATCTCACAGTTGATCAGGATCTCCTCGGTCCAGACCTTGGAGACGACGTTGTTGTCGCACCAGAGCTTCACCTTCTGGAGTGTCTCATCGTCCTCGTCCCAATATGTATTATTCAGGATAGCCTCGGCACCGTGATGAACGTCGGTGCCTCTGTCTGCCGCCTTGATGACTGCCGCCTTGCTGTCCTCGATGATGAACTTTGCAATTTCCTCGATGTCGCCATTGTACTTGGCTATCTCCGTTTCAGGCATGGTCAGGGCTGACTCCAGAATCTGTTGCTGCTTCCATAACTCAAGGCCGGGAGCAGCCAGCATTCCGTTGATTGAACTGGGCGAGGGAAGCAGTGCCTCTTTTCTCGCCTCTCGAAGTGTCTTGCCGTAGGCGGCTTTGCCGTCCGCGGTATACCAATGTGTAGACTCGTATTGTTTAATTAACATAAAATTTACTCCTTATAATAAGATGGGGAGACTTTCGCCTCCCCATCCGGTCTGACCCGAATAACATGTCCGACTATTCGGGGATGTCAACTAGAACGGCGGGTTCTCTGAGGGCAACCCAGAATCCGCCGGCCCATTTTCAGCCGACCCATTGGCCGGTTGAATTCCTTCCACTCTCTGAGGCTCACGATCCTTGTTCCGGACGTACTTACCGCTCGGCTTCAGGGCTGCCCCGTCCTCTCGGATCGCGAAGTCGACGAGCTGTCGAGGTCCGCTCCCGAAGTCACGGTGGACTATGTTGAGCTGGCAGGGAACACCAACCAGATTTTCCGTTTCAAAGGCTTGCTTTTCAGCAGCGGTGAACGGACGACCGCGCCAGCGTTCCATGAATATCCGGAGCGTTGCGCGTTCGTGGATACTCGCCGTGAACTTCTTGCGAATGCTTAACGGCTTGTCACCCTCCGGTGTGAGCTGGTCCAGCTCGAAGCCGAGCCAGATCGTGTTGCGTTGTTTCACTTCATCGGGAATCCCTATCCAGACCCCGTCGACTAGCTTTATTCCTGCCGCGGCAACAGCGTCTTCGCTGAGACGTTCTCCTGTTTCGCGGTTGATGAACTCGGTGACGCCCTCGAACTGGTCGACGCACACCGCCTGATGCAGACCTTCGTCTGCCAATACATAATCTCTATCGTACTGTTTTTTTTCTGTTAGTATCATTGTTTTGTTTCTATGTTTTGTTACGCGAGGTTTAGTATCCCTCGTTTTGCGTTGAGTCAGTCCCTGATTCGTTGGGGGCTGGCTCTTCTTTTTGTGTGGAAGATACAAACTCCCTCACAAAATTCATTAAGTCATACATCTTCAGGACGGCTACCCAATCCGAATGATTCTCTCGCCATGCAACGACCGGAACCTGACCCGGCTCGGCGTCGGCAATGGCTTGGCTCAAGGCTTTGCGGATCTGAAGTTTCTCGACCCGCTTAACCTCGAAGTGGATTGGAAGATCCGGACAAAGAACGTCAGGTGCTGTATGGCCTGACTTGTCGCGGCCTGCGTTCTGGCATCCGCGAATTGCTTCCCAGCCCTGTTCGCGAATAAAGCTGGCGAATTCCCGCTCTCCTCTTGCACCTTTGCTTTGGCCGTTGATAGTCATAGTCCCTCTCCCTGTTTAATCCATTTCAGGATGTCTTTTATTTCTTTGTCTATAAACCGCCTGCCCGTTCTTTTTCCTTCTTCTTTGGCGATACGAATTGATCGAGATAATTCGTCTGATACTGATCGATAAACATCCCAAATGCTGCAGCCACCGAAATCATTTGTAGGGTGACCATAATCCGGATCTTCTATCATTCGCAAAACGTGCCACTTCAGTTTTTTTATGCCTTCTGAAGTAGATAAACTTTCAGGTATTCTCATTTCACTGCAGATACATGTGAGCGTTGATTGGGTTGGCCCTGATCAGTCGACCAAGTGACTTCTCCTCGATCCTTACAAGGCTTTTTATTTTGATGGCCTTGAGCCGGCCTTCGCGAATGTAGTTGTCGACCGTTCGGGTTGTCACCCGAAGGTGTTCGCTCACTTCATTGCGCGTCAGATATTTCTCTTTCAACATCGTTTTTGTATGCCCGGTATTCAGCCTCAACTTCAGGATAATATTGCAGCATATCCTCTAGGGTATCGATGTTGTTCAGCACCGCGCCATGGTGCCGACTCATTGCCAGCCCAATCTGGGGCAGCGAGTAGCCGAACTCTCGAAGCACCTTGCAAATCATCCGGCGAAGCATGATCACCCGCGGATTGTTTCGGCGTCTCTCTGTAACCTCGTCCCAAGTCACAAAGTACCGCTTGGTGTTGATACGCGAGATGGCATCGATTGGCAGCTCGAATGCCGGTCGACCAACCAACTGGTTGAATCCTTCCAGCGATACAGGCGCGTCGTATGAATGGTTATTCTTTGGCATCTTTCTTATCGTGTTCCTTTTCAGCCGAAATACCCAACCCCCAAGCAATGAACACGCCGGCAGCAACACCGACCTTCATGCCGCGCTTGATGCACCAAGACTTCAGGTCGGAGTGAACGCCGACATCGATCACAACGGATTGTGTTTTCTTTTTGGGTTTGCGTTTAGAGACGCTCATCAGTTCCCCCGTAATCCTCGTCCGTCCCGTAGCCGGCACTGGCCAGTGTGTCGGAGTCAGCCTCGGCATCGGTCAGGCCGTCATCAATTTCCTCAACCGTTTCCTCCGAGCTTTCCTCGGTTGTCTCCTCCGAGCTTTCCTCGGT